TGTTGGTGTTGTCATTGTTTTGTTTTTATGGTTGAAAATTGTTTACAAGGTGCATAATACTGGAATGGTGCATTTTTAACTTTCTTCCAATATCAGTTAAAATAAATCCATGTTCACGAGCAGCTTTAGAAAAATGAACTCTTTGCTTAACTGTTTCATATTTACGATTATTTGCAGTTAATTGCTCATAAGATAAATTATTTGTAATTAAATATTTATCCGTCCATTCATCAATGCTTTCAAATATACGCATAAACTCTACCTTTTCTTTCTCGATAGTTTTAATTTTAATCTTTTCTATCGGGTATAAATCAAATAATAAAGCTATTTTGCCCATTGCGTAATCATCACATTCCGTATATAATTGAATGTATTTTAGTATTGTTTTAAGATTATCGTTCATATAATTTATTATAAAGGTTATTTAAATATTCTCCAGCCATTGAAATTTTTGATAAAAGCAATTCCATATCTTCAACATTTGCCTCAATCCTAAATATAAACATTTTTAAGTTATCTGCAATCTGCGGGCAATAGGAAACATAATCGCAAAACTCGCTTTCCGTTACTATCATATCGCTTTGACATTGCCAGTAATATTGCTTGTAATTCTTTTTAAAGTATTCCTGACTGTCTATAACACCGTTATTGATGTGATTAGAATATTGATAGGGGCATTTTACTTGGATGATTCCCCCACCTTCAATTAACCCATCTGGTGTGCCTCCGTATAATCCTGATATTCTTTCGATATATCCACTAGGATTAACTTTGTTACCTGTCTTACCTTCATAGAATTTTATCGCTTCGTTTTCTAATTCCAGTCCGTGGTTAGTTGCATTAGATGTAAACTCCCTTTGTACACCTGTTAATCTTTCAGCTAATTTAGAAGTTAAATATTCTTTGGTAGTTGCGGATAATTGACCGGCTTCAGACTTTAACTTTGGTTCAGTCATCAAATTATAAATAGTTGATGATGTTAGCTTACCCATTCTTTGAGCAAACCATTCAGTTGAATATTGTTCTATCATTTCATTGCTTTTATGGTTAATAAATCTTTATCCCTTAATATCATGTGCGCTTTTGCTTTCTCAAATATATCTCTTTCTCCATCGTTATACCTTGCAATTAATCCAATCATTTTCTCATCGGTCATAAATGGTTTTGCATCTTCTTTAGGTTTGTGGTCATTGGTAGCGTCAGCATCCTTTGTATCATCTATCAGAAATAAACCGTTTAAAGCGTACTTTCTAGCATAGCTGGATGATGCCCCGAATGACTGCGCTATGTCCATTCCTTTGCGATTAGGTTCTATTCCTGCGCAGGCTGTAACTGTTATGCTTTCCAATCCATCGGTAAATACTATTCTACTTTCGCAATAAATAACCCCTGCAGCTTCTTTAATAGCGTCGCTAATTACTAACTGACATTTATACTTTGCAAGTAAAGGTTTTACCGCTTCAAGGATATCCTCGCAGCTTCGGTATTTGTACTTACCAAACGCATTCGTTTGATTCTTTGGTGCTTTTAATTCGGCTTGAATTTTAATTAGATTGCTCATTTTGTTTTTTTATTTGGTTTAATAATTCGTAATATACAATATCTTCGGTAATCCATTCGGCTAAATCTTCAGTTCTCCATTTTTCTACTCCTAAATCATCCAATTTATCACCAACCCAATTTATAAAAAAATCAACTATAACATACTCGGATTGTTGCCAGTCGGTTGGATGTTCGATGTATAACTCTATACTGTCTTTCATATTAAATTAATTAAATGGTTACAAGATTGTGTTATTGCAGTTTTAAATTCAGCGGCACTAATTTGTTTGCTTCCTTGAATCCATTTTAATAATACTTGTGGACAATTTAATGATGTTATATCATTTATTTTCCAATTGGTAATTCCTAAATCTTCTGAAATTATTGCAAAATAAGAATCTGCAATATGTGAATTTTCTATTTTAAAAAAATAGGGTAATTCGATTTCGATTTCGTTTTCAACTTCGGTTTTAAATTTGTACTTCATTTTGTTTAATTTTAGTTGGTTAAAAAAAGTTTAAAATACTATCGGCAAATAAAGCTGCCATTATTATTATTGTAATTATTATTGCGTCGTTAATCTCTTTGTTTGTCATATTTTAATTTTTTGAATGTCATAAAATTGGTTCATGTTTTCCGCTCTATTATTTGATTTCATTTCAATCCTTACACCTACTTTGAAATCCTGCATCCATTTTATTAATGGTGGCTGCTTGGGTGGTAATACTGTTTTACTTACTTTTAGTTTCATTTAAGTTAGAATAAGCGGTGATGCAAAATTGCAAGAAGTTAAGTTTTTTACTTTTAGGTATTACTTTTTTAATTTTTTTAAATTCTGACTTTAGCAAGGTTTCGTTTGCTCCTAGAAAGTTGTACAAATCTTCGAGCATTTTTAGTTGGCTTGGTTTCATTTTTGGTTAAGTTTAAATTATTTCGTAAAAATCTTCAACAAAAATACCATTGTTAGAATCCTGATATTCAAATTCCGATAAGCTACTTTGCGCTTCTTCATAGGTTGCGAATATTTCAATTACGCTTCCAGTTTCTTTACATACGATTTTGTAATTTTTCATTTTTTTTAGTTTTAAATTATTTTTTAAAAAAATGGCTGTCTTTCCAGCCTGTCAACCCTGTACGAATACTGTGGGATTTTTATCTTTACCCTAATCTTTTATATTTAGGGTTTGTCCAAGTGTATTTGTCTTTTTGATAAGATGCTATTATTTCGTAAGGTATTGAGGTTAGTTCTAAAGCATTAAAAGAAACCCAAGTTGTTGTATCGCCATTCCAAGATACTTGTGCTCTGTTTTTTTCTAAATCAATAGCCACTACATTTCCAACTCTACCTACTACATAATCACCTTTACTCCTTACTACTTCTGTTTTGATTTGAATGTTTGAATTTGTCATTTTTTTTAGTTTTAATTGTTATTTGATATTGTAAAGATACAACCTTTTTTGATACCACCAAATTTATTTTAAAGTTTTTTTTATAATATATATATAATAATTATAATAAGCCTTTATTTTATTGGGTTTCAGCTTATAAAATAAATTAAAAATCCCACCGTAAAAACGGCAGGATTAAACCAAAACTAAAAAACAAACTATCTTTTTGTGCGTTCATACTCAATAAGGCAATCGGCAAAACTATCTACAAACAATTCATTGTACTTTAATCTTTCTAGCTTCATTGTATGTAATATCTGATGTATTAATTCGTGGTAATATATTTGTTCTTTGCTTCTCTTAGTTAATTTCTTACCTGCATAGGTATCGCATAAAGTAATTATTTTTAAACTAAAATCCGCTTCACCTAAACAGTTGTTATCGTTGCAATATTCATTGTCTATAATTATATTAATAGTTTTTCCACCCAGCTTAAAGTTTTCAGGTATTAATATACTTCCGTTCATCCCTTGTATATTATACCGTTATAATAACATTCGCCATTAAGAATTAAAGTAGGCTGGGCAAAAAACCCTGCCTTCGTAAATACTACTTCAATGAATCCTTGTTGCCAATCAGCAGTCTTTCCTGTTGGGAAAAATTCAACTTCCTTTGTTAATCTTGTACATCCACTTTCTAGCCAAACATAAGGGTTTTTCCTATTGGTTAAATACTTTGAATTTAATCTGTGAGTATGACCAGTAGAACCACTCCCCATATACTCAAATATGTTTTTCTCTGCTGCCGTCTTATTTAAACTTAATCCATGTGTAATGTCGAAAATATTAAATAAATTGTACACGTCGCTTTCGTCATATATAAAGCCATCACTTTCCTTAAGGTCTAGCATCTCATTGTACTTAGTACTATTATAATTTTTATATAATACTGCCAATCTCGCTAATTGCTTATCACCTAGATTGTAAGGATTAGTTATTCTTTCATCGTGGTTGCCTAATCTAACCCTAATCTTAGCATCTGTACTTAATCGTAAAGGCTTTAAAATCTGTTCTTTGGTATATTCTATTTCTCCAACTTCGGTATATCCTTTCAGTATACCTTCTTGATATAATTTCTGACTGTGCTTTGATATGTAAGGCATATCCGTAACATCACCATTAATTATAACCTCATCAAATTTATTATGCTGAAGGACTTTATTAATACAACGTAAAGCTGAAAGGTCTGCCAACCATCCATGACAATCTGAAAATATTAATACCTTGTAAAGTTGCTTATCAAATAATTGCTTTTGTTGCCACCAGTCTGTTTGAATTTCGTTAAATCTTGGTCTCATATTTTGTAAAATAAAGTTTTGATTCCGTTGCTCTACGTATAGATAAGCCTTTAATTTCTTTGCCGCCTGCTTTATTCCATCTTGCAAATTCTGCGATTATAGTAATGTCCTTTGGATTGGCTTTTACTTTTCTTAATAATGAACTTCTACTTAATGCAGCATTTCCGCAATTATATTGAAATGACAAAAGCGCATCAAATTGATTTTGATTAATAACTGTCTTTCCTAATTCTTTATTTAAAAAATCTGCCTTTCGTGTAACTTCATTTTTTAAAAGTGAATCAGCTTCAGCCTGTGTTATTTTAGCACCCATATAAATAGGATTGCCTTTGCTATCCAATACACTACCCCAGCCAATTGTTATAACATTTGCAGAGCATCTATAAGCCTCTAATTTACAACCCTCAAATAACTTTATTAACCTGTAAAATTCTTCTGATGGCTGCTTCATATTGTAAAACTAAATATTTATTGATAACATTTTAAAAATGCGGATAACTAAAGGAATTGATAATAAAAATAAAAGACCGATTAACCACCATAAAACTTTATTCTTTCTTTCAACTTTACCAGTTAGTTCATCCTTTGACTTTTGCAGTTCGCGAATCACATTGTTAACAGAATCTAATTGAGCATTAATTATTACCAGCTTTGCAGTTGATTCAACTACTTTGTTAATATAGATAGTTTTGTACGGTAATTTAACGTACACTTTTTTTGTCGTAAATATTGTATCAATTTGCGACAAATTTGTCCCATTAATATTATATATTTGGGACGGTTCACATTCTACAATCGTATCCCTTTCGTATATTACCGTATCTATTCGTATCACATCACAAGGGAATGAATCTAGGGCGATTCTAGCCACTATCTGCGGATAATGAGCCAATGCCTTACCAACTTGTTTAGTCGCCTTAAATTGGGTGTAGCAGCCTCCTAATAAGGAAACTACCACAAACCAACTAAATACCCTTAACATCATGGTCTTTAGAGTACAGACCTAAAAGAACCACCCCGATTGCAGCTACTAATTGCAATCCGCTTTTATTGTTAAAAGAACCAGCGGTATATGCTTGCAGAAGCGCATCCACTATGAATGGTAAACCAGCCAATAAGCCAGCCAAACTTGTTTTAAGATTTTTCATTTTTATCATTTTTTAAAAGTTTAAAAATTGTGTATGCTATTGAAAGCACTAATAATGAAATGCGTAAATATGTTTCAATACTTGTAAGAGATACGGATAAGGCAACCCCATTAAGAATGTATATTTTGTAGTCGTGCCAGTTCATTAGTCTTGTTTTACAAATCTTGGATATTGAGATAAGATTGTAGAATCAATCGGAGAATTTGAAATGCCCCAAACTGCAACTACTGAAGCAGGAATAAAGCAATTAAAATCAGCTAACTGTTGGTTATTTTTACCCCTTAAAGTTACATAGGTATTACACCCTTCTCCGTTACTTGAAAGGTTGTTTGCAGTCCAACTTAATGACCAAGCGTCCTCTCCTTTGTAATTAACAATAACTGGCTTAATTAATATACCACCCTTTTGGTAGTAGATGGTATCATTTCCAATTATAGCAGTATCGCTACTATTTCTAAACATTTGCGCTTTCGTTGACAAACTAGCCAACACTAAAACTGATAAGATTATTTTTTTCATATTTACTTTTTTATTTCTTTAGGCTTTGTTGCGATTAACTCATATTTACTCAATGCTTCTAGTACATAGGTACTTGCTGCTTTACTATCCAATTGCTTTTGTATGATGGCAATTACATTTTTAAACATCGTAGTGTCCATCTTAATAATTAATGTATCGGACACTTGGGCAAATGCTGCTGACATACTTAATGCCATTACTAGGGTTGTTAGTGTTTTTTTCATTTGTTTTCTAATGTTTGAATTTTTGATTTTAAAATTTCTATTTGTGCCGATAGTTCTTTGATAGCTTCAGTTAATACAGGTACAATATCAGAATATGCTACTGACTTTGTTTTATCTTTATCATTTGCAGTTGTAACAACTTGTGGCAATATTTTTTCAATATCTTGAGCAACAAAACCTATATGATTTAAACTGTCTAGATTTTTATCTCCTATAACAGTAGTATCTAAATTCCAATTATATGTTACACCTTCTAACAAAAGCACTTTATCCAAAGCATTTTTAATTGGCTCAATATCTTTTTTAAATCTTTTATCTGATAAGTTATTATAAGCACTTGTACCAGCTACTGAACCATTAACGTGCAAAGTATAACTTGGACTTGTTGTTCCTATTCCTACTCTTCCACCATTAGTACTATTATCAGTAGTTAATGTTAAAGGTATATAAGATGCTGTCTCTGTTCCTCCTACTTTAAATATTAGTTTTCCTTGTCCTAATCCTGAAGCCCCACCGGTTGATTGCAATCTCCATTCTTGTCCACCTGTAGCCGTTGACGCAACTCTTAGTGTTGTGTTATCTGTTGCACTTGTTACATATACACCACCTTGATTTTCCGTAGTAGTAAATGTAGATGTACCTGTAGAGGCTATGGTTAAAGGTGTTGTCCAAGTAATGGCTGTTCCTGCACTTCCACTTACTGCTAACTTAAAATTTAATGCTCCACTTGAAAGTTGTATTTGACTTGCAGTATTTGTAGCAATATATTTCCAACCTGCATTATAATAAGTATTTACTGATAAAGCAGTTTCATAACCACCATATTCATAAATACTTGAATTTTTTACTTGCAATACATTCTCTGTTCCACCTGCCCAAGATGCAATAGTTGCTCCACCTACTCCTACACTATTGGAAAATAATGCATTTGTTCCTGTTAATGTACCTGTAACTCTTATCGTTCCATTAACATCTAGTTTATAGCCTGCATCTGTTGAAGTTCCTATTCCTACATTGCCTGATTGTGCAATAGTCATTCTTGTTGCACTATTATATTCATCTCTAAAAAACAAACTACCATTTGCACCATCTGTATATATTCTAAAAGCATTTGTACTTGCTTCTTTTAAATATAAACTTAATGTTGCCGTTACACTATTAGAGAATGTAGCTGCTCCTGTAGAGGCTATTGCTAAAGCAGTAGTCTGAGATGCTCCATAATTTAAATTTATTCCATCTGTTCCATTATTGCCATTTATTGAACCTCTAACTGTTGAACCATTATTAAAAGATAAATATGCTCCTGTTGATTTTTCTAATATTAAATTTAATCCACTTGCAACTCCTACAGTCAAAGCACCTGTAAGTGTACCACCTGTTAATGGTAGATATCCACTTAATGCTGATGTAGTTGCATAGGTATTATTATCATAACTAATTGTAGTACCTGATGCTTTTACAAAACCAGTTCCATTTAATTGTAGTTGCTTAGAATTAATTGCGCTTTGGTATCCGCTAAGCATAGAAGCAGTATCACTTATGTTTAATTTTAAATTAATTCTGTTTGATAAAGAACTAGTATCAAAAGAACTTGTTAATGCTAATGTTCCTGTTGCAGATGGCAGAGTATAGGTATACGTTCCGTTAGATAACGTGCTGCCAAATGTCGCTACACCTACCGCCTTAAAAGTTCCGTTAACTTCTAATTGATAAGCAGGCGCATTTGTTTTTATGCCTACATTTCCCCCAGCTTGTAAAGTAATTACTGGTGTAGCTACTCCCGATTCATTGAAATTAATATCGTTATTATAAGATGAGAAATCCCATAATTTATTAGATGACGACGTATTTTTAAAAATCAATCCTCCAGTACTATTATCGGTATTCATTAATATATTACCACCATAACTACCAACTTGTAAAGCACCATTTGAACCTGCCGTTGCGTTAATACTTACTGCATTTCCATTGTCTTTTATATTACTATTTCCTATTGTAGTTCCTGAAATAAACTTTGCAACCGTGTTAGTTGTTCCACTTAATGCGTCTGCTTTTGTATTAATTCTATTTGATAGACTTGCCGTGTCTGCGCTATTTAATTTTGTATTGATTCTATTACTCAAACTTACAGTATCTGCATAATTCATTTTACCATTAAAGGTTGACCAATCCGTACTTGACAAAGCACCTCGTTTTGTTGCGCTTGCAGTCGGTAAATTAAAAGTATGTGTATCAACTAAACTGTTAATATTAAAATCACTTCCTACCGTATCAACGGCCAAATATTGAGTATTTGCAGCCAACCCATTTAACGATGTTACACCACCTGCAAAACTTGTTGTAATTAAACAAAGATGTCCGTCTTGAGTATGTAGTGTAATTGTCTTACCTGAAGTAGTAACGTAAACTCTTACTACTAATCTATCCGTTATAGATAATGCAGTAAATGGAACCGCTAAAGAACTTAAATATAAATCAATAATAGTTCCACTTGTTATTCCTTCGGGATTTGCCGAACCACTAGCAATAGAAGTAAAATTAGTTCCATCATACTTTAATAACTCAATATAATATGAAGGTGTACCGCCATTTGAAGAAGCACTAAAAAACATTTCAAAATTCCATGCACCTGCTGGTATTTCAGTTCTGTTAGGGTCTAAAGAATCGGTAATAAATTGAGCAATTAATCCATTGCCTTGTGCATTTGTTCTGTCGAAATCTGCGCCAGTTCCTATAACTGGAATTTTACTCATTTCATAATAAGTACTTCCTCCAATAGTGCCTTGACTTGTACCACCATTTAAATAATAATCAACCGAAGAACCACCGCTTGCACCTGATGGCAAAGTAGCCAATTGACCATCACCACGAATATATTGTGCTGCCGTTCCTGCTCCTGTTACTGCAATCGTCCCTGTGCTTGTTATAGGGCTATTGCTAACGTTAAAAGCAACTGGCATTGATAACCCTACACTTGTTACCGCAGCGGTTAAATAAGGGTCTAACATTGCCGCAGTATCACTATATTTAACACGAGCATTTATAGCACTTTGGTAATTAGATAGCATCGAAGCCGTATCACTTATATTAAGTTTTAAATTTATTCTATTGCTTAAAGAAGCAGTATCACTTGAATTTAATTTTAAATTAATTCTGTTACTTAAAGAACTTGTATCACCTTTCCTAAGATACGGTGAAAGCATAGAAGCAGTATCGGAATATTTTACCCTTAGATTAATTCTATCGGATAAAGAAACTGTATCGGTTGCACCTATTTTTGCATTGATTCTATTTGATAAACTAACCGTATCTTCTACCAATGCAATTGTGCCTGCACGAATAGGCAAGTTATAAGAGAATGTAGTACCACTTGCAGGGTAATTAAAATAAGCGCCCTTTTGACCACCGCTATAACTTGTATAAAAATAATATCCACTATTGTTTGAACTTATAGAAGTATAACCCAACGTTGAAGCACCGCCAGCACCTACCTCATTTTTTATTTGCAAAGAATAATCAGCATTTATTAAAGTTCCTGTTAAATTTCTTGCTCCTAAAGTTACATCATTAGTTGCACCGCTATAAGGCACATAGCCAGTTAATGCGCCACCATAGTTAGGGATGTTTAAAGTAGTTCCTAGCAACGTTGCCAATCCTCCTGTGCCAATGGTAGTTAATATTAAACTATCCATTTTTTTATTAATCCTATCTGATAAACTTGCAGTATCTAACTTTCTTAAATATGGTAAAAGCATACTTGCCGTATCACTATATTTAACCCTTAAATTTATTCTATTTGAAAGGCTTAAAGTATCTCCTTTTCTTAAATAAGCTGATAACATTGAAGCAGTATCTGAAATATTTAATTTGCCATTAATTCGATTGCTTAATGAAACACTATCAATATTTATTTTAATCCATTGTGTACCACTATAAACATAAAAACCACTATCCGTTGTATTCCATCTAATCTGCCCTGCATCCCTGCCACCTGTTATATTTCTTAATGAATTTATACCAGTTGGAATAGTCAAAACACTATCGGTTAAAAATCTTTTTACAGGACCATATCCAGCCTGTGGCATAGCTTGATAAACCTGTGCTTTTAATCCAAAAGATAAAAATAATAAAACTATAACAATGGCACGTTGCATCCTGTAAATTCGTTTTGTGTTGAAATATTAATTGTTAATTCTACTCCGGCTAAATAATCTTCGTACTTATCTGATATTGCATTGAATGAAACATTATCATCTATTGAATAATCTTTTCTACCTGTTCTGATAAGGCTTAAAATATCTGAAGCAGTTTGAATCTGGTCGCTTATAACATCGTTTTCAAATTCTGCTTCCTTACCGCTTTTATCTAAAAAGAAAAATTGAACATTAAAGACTTGTTCTCTGCCTAAATTTAGGCTGCCAGAATTAACCGAAAAGCAAGCTATTGGATAAACTGGCTGCTCATCTCTTAACAACCATTCTTTTGGCGTTGTGAACTTTGCCGTTTCTATCATTGCATGGCTTTGCAGTAGGCTTGTTATTGTTGTTATTAACTGGTTGTAGGTCATGAAATAAAACTTTTTGAATTAATGCTTTTTTATAAGCCATAAATTTATCTTATTGTGAATGAAAATACTTCGCCAGCTTGTGTTACATCTCCAGTCGATAATGTAACTACACTGTTAACAATTTGTAAATACATTGGATTTGCAGTAGGTAAATTAGTAATTCCTTTTACTAATCCTGACCTTGTTGCAATCAATACAACTTTATTAGTTAACCCACCAACTGAAAAACTATTATCCCCTGCCGCTGGTGTATGATAAATAG